GGACATAAAGCTCCTCATGTCTGGAGCTACTCTAAAGGATGAACGAGGTTCATCTTGATCAATAGCTCTTCGCATATCATCTTCATATGCAGCTTTTAATAATTCTGTTCGTTCAGGCGCTTTTTTAACAGAAAGCATATAAGCTAACCCACTTGCTAAACATGGATAAAACCTAAAAGGCATTTGTAAAGTATTAGTTGCCGCATCAGCGTCATCCATTCTTACTAATCTATTATAAATTATTTTATCTGTACTATTATCTGGAGTAGGCCATAAATATATTTTAGGATCAATTTGTTTATCTACAAAATATTGAGTTGGTCTAGCTTTATTAGATTTATCGGGAATATTTAAAAATTCTGCACGGCTTACCATTCCTAAAGACATATCTGTGTCAGTTCCATTTTCATTTCGTCTTAAAACAGCATCTAGTACATCAATTGTATCTGATCCGGGAGAAATATAATTTACTCCTTCAGTTACAGTAGTAATAGTTTGTTGAATAGTCCATTGATTAAGACCTCGGTTAGCCCAATCAGCCAAAAGTAAATTCATAGATCTTTTAGCTGTTTCTAAATCATAACCTGTTCGTAACTCTAAACCGCATCTTTCATAAGCTTCCTCAATGTAGTCAGTTACATTTAATTCAAAATTTTTAGAATTACTTAATGTCATTAACTATACCTTGTTGCCTTTCTTCTATTAGACATGATTTTACCACATCCTTTATTTTTTTTTATTCTTACTGGTCCGCCTTTACTATAAAAAGATCTTCTAGTTAAAGTGCCAAATTGAGAACGACCACTAGCCATTTTCAATCATCCTATCTATTTTATTTTCTAATCTATCAAAGCGTCTTAGTAATTGATCAAGACTATCAGCATGTGATTTCTTAGACACATAATCTTCAGCAGTCTTAACTCTTAATTCATTTAAATCTTCTTGCACTTTATTCATCCTCACGAATAAGTTGGCAATGGCGTAAGTACCGGGGGCAATTAAGATGGTTAAACCAACATTCCATAGTAAGTCCATTTCCATCTTAATTTCCTATTACGTGTAGTATATTTGAGCGTTGTCAATATTCGCATCCGTAGTAACTCGCAGTCCGTCTTTTAAACGAACTCCCATGTCACCTGGAATATAAACAGAATCATTATTATTAGCGCTAACAGAATATGTTGTCTGTGTTGCCCAAGATCCATTTACTTGTGTTTGAATATTAACTGTACCTTCTCCTCCAGCGCCCGCAGAAAAATCAATCCCTTTAAAATATGCAATTGTACTTGCATAATTTACAGCAGGGTTTGCAGACTGTGGATTAATGATAGTTTCAGTAGCATTAGCTCCTAAATTTGCGACACTAACTGGTCCAGCCATTTAAGCCTCCTATGATAAATTATTGTTCTGAGCGTATAGAACTGTAACAGTAGCAACACCGGCTGTTCCGTCTCCAGTTGCTCCAGTAAAGTCAGCAAGAACCTCTAAATCAGTTGTTCCAACATTAGTAGCTTCAGTATCTAAAGTTCCATGTGTTGTTCCCACTGCTTTAGTGTTTATGCCGTTTAAAAAAGCATCTGCATCTGCTGCAGTTCCTACAGAAATAGTAGCAGCTCCAGTATCATCACCAGCTGTTGTTACGTTTAAGATAACATCAATAATCTGTGAATTAGCAGGTATAACTGCCATTCTTTGATTAAGTTTACTTGCACCAGTAATATCAGGAACTGCTGATTGGTTCATAGTTACATAACCTACATTAGCAACATTTGTACCAACAGTAGTGCCTGTTGTTGCATCGATTGTACCAGCCTTAACTGGTCCACTAAAAGTTGATTTACCCATTGTTTTTCTCCTTGTCAGTTGAGTAGCCTGTCGAACACCATGTTCGTCAAAGATTCCTCATAATATAAAGATTTTGGGGAGAATGCAATAGACAAAAAAAAGGGTAGACATAATCTACCCTTTTCTCAGAAATTTAAAAAAGACTAAGCGCCTTTTGAACCATAAATTCCTCTAGGATCAGACCATCCAAAGCTGTATCTTTCTCTAGCTTTGTATCTCATGTTTCCTGTGTTGAAGTCACCTTCCATTGCTGTTCTTAATGGGCTTCTTTCAAAGTGTTTCAGACCATTAGGAGCATCGGTTAATACAAACCATGCATCCGGATCAGTTAAGAAGTGATTTACTACATATCCTTCAGGAACAGCACTTGTGTTTCTGATAGCGTTAATATCGTTATCAGCAGTACCTACTCTAAGAGTAGATTCAAGTATTCTGTCAGCAACAAATCTTAGTTGTGACGGAACAACAAGTTTTCTTCCGTTAAGAGCAACGATTAAATTTCTTTCGTCTACAAAATTACTAATATCAATTAGTGCATTTTCTAGAGAAGCTTCATTTAAATCGGCATCTGTAGTAGGTTCGTTAGCAAACGTTCCTCCATATGCTAGTGGGTGAGCAGTTGAGAAAAGCTCAACACCGTCACCACCAGTGAAGTTATTGTTAAAACCATTGTTTAGAACATTGGCTGCCTTAACCTGTTTAGTGTGATTCATTGACCTAGCTAATGCTTTAGTATAGCGAGTTGCTAGACGATCATACAAGTTATCTTCAACAGCTTCTTCCGTTAGAGCAAATGCAAGAGCAATTGTCTCATGTGTATAACGAGAAGTGTAAGCTTCTGAAGCTGAGTCGTATTGTACGCCTGCACCTTCTGCTTTTTCCGCAGCATTACCAAATCCAACAAGCATTACTTCTTCTTCAAATGCTCTGTCAGAAGATTCTGTTTCAAAAATCTCTCGGGATTCGTCGCCATATTTAGCATATTCAAGTCCAAATAAAGCGTTGAGGCCAGGTTCTAGTTCTTTTGCGAGTTGTGCGCGTGATATAGCCATGTTAACCTCCTATGCTAGACCGTCAGTGCCACCAGAAAACACTGAATTGTTAATAGTAACGACCACGTTGGTGTTAGCAGACGCTGTGTCACTGTTATCTGGATCCTCAGAAATGCCAATGGCTTTCAAAGGAAGAGTAGCAGTGGTATTGCCTGTCGTGACGTCAAGTTCTAAGTGTGAAATACCAGAGTTAACATCTCCCTCAGGTGAATTATCAACAATATCAAAATTGCCGAATAAATCAGTTGTTGGGAATGTGTCATCTGCTTGTACTTCATAAACAACACTAGGATCACAAACTACAAATGCGTAAATGTCACTTGCTGCGATCGGTTGTTGATAGGTATTGGCCCAAGTCGGAGTGCCGGTGGTTGGATTTGTATATCTACAGCCGTTAAATACTCCAAGAACAGGATCTGATTCTCCAGCAGCTTTTCTACCAATTGTACCGTTAGTGAGAGGCTCTACGAGATCTCCTTGATATAAACTGGTAGTATAACCACTAGCTACACTAAATCTGTCTTGGCCGCCTGTAAAATCACCGCCGCCGATCATTCTAATTGGACGCAAACCAAAAGGGGCATCTTTATTTGCCATGAGTTAAACTCCTTTTAATTTAGAGTTGACTAATTATTTATCAACTCTGGGTTGACCAAATGATACTTGTGTTCTTCTTTCCGGCTTTTCTTTAGGCATTAAAGGATTTGAATCCTTCATCCAGTCATTATCAACAGCTTCCATTTGCTGGTTAGATCTATCGCTATAATATTGTTGTCTCTGTTGCCTTAATTCTTCTGGGAACCGAGCTAATAGCAATCCTCCAACTCCGATAATGCCCGCGTATCTGCCTTCAGCTACCGGTAAATCAGAATCTGGATACTCATCCGCTCTTACAAGTTCATAACCTTCTTGCATTCGGCGATGGACATTAGATTTATCTTCCTGTCCTAACATTTCCGCGCGAATCCAACGATGAACAAATCCGTCTGGAGCATCCGGGGCGTGCAATTTATTAGGTGGCCGCCATTGCACTGGGCGAGTTGAAGCTTCTCTTGTTTCTTTATTCCGTGAAGATCTATCAGCTGCTTCATTAGCTGTAGTCTCATCCGTAAATTCTTGTTCTTTTTTCGGCATTTTTAACTCCTATTCCGTTGTAGTTTTACTAATTCTTTTGCGTATTCTTCTTTAGGTACACCAAGTTTATTAGCAATTTCTAACTCGGACCTTGTTAATTTAACAGATTTTGGTTTTTTTGCAACTGATCTCCCACTTGTTACTGATGCAACAGGTGATTTAGGAGTTGTACTTACAGTTTCAGTTTCTTCAACTTTACCATTTCCAACACCTCCAGCGCCTAACCAAGGTACTAGTCTGTTATCTAACTCAGCGTAGTATTCGTCAGAAGATCCATCAAAACCTTCGTTAATTAAATCCGAATGAATACCAATTGCTACACTGGTTAATTTTTTATCTTCACCAAACCATTCATTTTTATCTGACCATGTAACCGCTTTTGGATCTGGATCTGGTTGGGTTACAGGCTGAGATTGAGGTGCCTCTCTAGGAATTTCAGCAAGAGTTTTTTGCGTTTTTCTCCTTTGTTCTAAACGATTTTTATAAAGTCTAGCCCTTTCTTTTTCAATCTCAACCTGAGATATAGCACGCGATGCCGCAGCAATTCTTTTAGAATCTCCGGAATCTAAAGCTTCTTGAAGAGCAGCTTCAGCTTGATCAGACTGAGATTTAACTCTAGCTTCAAACTCTGCTCCATAACCTGCATCTGTTTGATGTAGTTTAGATTCTAAAGTTTCAGCTTTTCTTTTCATTGCTTCGGCATACTCAAGAGCAGAATTTTCTCTTTCCTCTGCTTCGCGCCTTCTACGTGTTAATTCATTAATTCTAGTTTGAGCTTTACTTTTTTTCTTTTCTAGCTCTTTTTCAGTTATTTCCTCTTCAGTTGTTTCTATAACTTCTGGAGTTTCAGAACTTTCTTCTTGTTCTGGTTTCTCTAAAGTAACAGTTTCTTCTTCTGGTAATTCGTTTTCTTCCATTATTTTCTCCTAAAAAGTTTTTACATCACTTGGTTCTAAGACAGTTGCTAAAATTTCATCGTCATTTAAAATTCTTACTTCAAAATCTTCTAGCTTAACTCTTGTCCCGGCATATCGAGCAATAAGAACCCAATCACCTTCTTTACAATAATCTCCATTTGGAAATTTATTTTTATCTTGATAACAATCTGGACCGGTACTTAAAACATAACACACGGTAGTCGCAAGAGCTTCTTGCTCTCTTACTTTATCAGGAATAAAGATACCTCCATCACTTTTTGCTTTTCCTTGATAAGGAACAACAATAAGTCTCCATCCTGTGGGCTTGGGCAATCTTTCTTTAATATCTACATTAAGTTTTTTAGGATCTAAAAATCTATCTTCTTCTTTTACAAAAGCAGATTTATAATCAACATCATCTGTTATAGGTTTTACTTTTTCATCTGTATATTTATCGGGTACAAATAATTTTTTCTTTTTAGCCATCTTCTCCGTCCAATCTATTCATTAACGATTGGATTTCAGACTCGACAAAACCTAGTGATTGCAGTTGACCGACAATGTTTTGATAAATGTTCCAATCTTCTACAGATCCAGTTGTTATTTGATCTGATAATTCTGAAGCTCTTTCCCTTATGATCTTCAAAATAAATTGTACTAATTCAACACTGTGCATCTACTACATAAGTGGGTATTTGTATACAAATGTCAACCAAAAAAGATTTATGTAAACCTATTTAGATTTAGTAGCTTGAACAAAACCAGCTCTAGCATACTTATCAATTTCTTTTTTCTTTTCTTTTTTCTTGGTTGTCTTAGTTTTTTTAATTTTCTTTTCTTCTGTCATAGTGACCTCCTTTATTTCTTTTTCTTTTTCTTCCAACCAGACTTCATGTCTGCGTATGCTTTTTTAGAGATAGTGCTGTTCTTTTTAGAACGACTTGTCCCAGCTTTTTTTCTTCTATTAATATTTCTTACTAAACTCATTTATTTCTCCTTAGTTAACATTTCCATCTTCTGCGAGCTTGCCTAATGCGAGAGTTAGGATTTTTTCTTGTTTTAGCACTACTTCTTTTTAATTGACCTAATGATCTTGCGCAATAAGATTTTCTTCTTTTAGCTGCCTTACTTCCTTTTTTAACTTTTCCAGTTACTGCTGTTTTTAACTTAGAACCCGGGTTTTTCTTACGATAAGCTTTAACACCTTTTTGTGTCATCCCCGCACCTTTTTTTGTAGGACGGTAATTACCACCTTTACCAGTTGTTCTTCGTATATTTTTAGCCATTTACTTTGACATTTTTTTGAATGTTCTGGCTAATTGTGCTTGACGAACAGTTTTTTTGTCAAAATTTTCAGGATTTTTTAAAACTCTACTTGCGTAAGTTTGAACACCATAACCAGCTTTCTTTGCTTTTTTGGTAAAAGCTCCTTCTTTTAAATTAGCTTTTTGAATCCATTTTTTATCTTTTGCCATTTTAATCTCCTATTGTGCTAACGGATTATCGTTATTGCCCATCTTATCCATTCTACCTTCAAGTCTATCTAATCTTTTTTCAATACTATCTACTTGCGTTTCTAGTGGCGCAATATTTACACTCTTAAATTTTCTTTTTTCAATATTATCAAGACGCAAATTAAACTGGCCCCAGGTGTAGAAACCTCCGCCTATTGCCGTGATCACCCCTACTATGGTGATGTACTGTTGAAGTTTAGGTAATAAATTTTTCATATTGTCCTCCTATTTTTTTCCTATATACAAACCAAACCATGCCGCTCCAGCACCTACAATTACAGATACAAAAGCTGATTGTGAATTAGTTGGATCGGGTAATGTCATAAACCAATCACAAGTTTTATAAAACATAATTCCATACAATGTTATTAATATTCGTGGAAAAACTCTCCACTTGTCAAAGCCTTCAGCGTTGTTATACCAAGACTTTTTTTCTACTTGTACTACTTTAACTTCTTCAGACATTTAAGACCTTACAGTTACCTGATGTTCTATACCTCTGTATCTACCTAGTTGAGAACTTACTTCATGAACTGTTACTGAAGGATAATCAAAACCTCTATATTTTTTATCCAAACCTTTTTCTTTGTGAAGTAAAGGATATTGAAAAGTTTTTAAATTTGTTTTGTATGTTCTTTCTGTCATCTAAAAAACTCCATATTTTGTGTTTGTATTAAGTTAGCTTGTTGGTCTAAGTTAGTTCCAACTAAATTATAATACCCGGCAATATTATCATCTAAAATAACATTTGCATATATTATTTTTGGTTCGTACCAGTTAGCTCCATCTGGTATATTCATTTGTTGGTAATCATTAAATCCCGAAGAATAACCCATAAAAGCTAAAAGGTTAGCTTGTCCTTGCGCATTATATTCACCTGATTCGTTTTGACTTCTTTGGTTTTCTTCTTGTTGAGCTTGTATATTTTGAGAAACAATTTGTTCGGCTACTTGGTCTGCTTCCGATGCAGTCATCACAGAAGATGTAACACTTTCTATTTGATTTTCCATAGTGGTTACTTGAACTTCAGCCATTGCAGCAGAAGGAGTATTGTCTACTCCAGGCATAGGCATAATTGTAATCGATTGTAAAACTGTATTAGTTTGAACCTGATTATCTGCTACTTGATTTGAAACTGTCGGTGAATTAACATTTGCCATTGATGTATTAGAAACATTTACGGAACTTGTATTATTATCACTGTTACTGTTAGATGAAGTGTAACTTCCCCTTACAACACTAGAAACAAGATTAGAAACAAGATTTCTAGTTGTTACTATATTTCTTCTCGTAGCTCCTTTTTCTTCTTGTTCTTCTTCAACTTCTTCTGGAGTTATTTCATCAATAGCTTCGTCTAATGCCTCTTCCTCTTCTTCTATAGCTTCTTCTTCGTTAAATAATTCTTCTACAACTTCAACAAATTCTTCTTCAGAAATTTCTTCTTCCATAAACACAAGAAAATCTTCTTCCATTCTTTCTTGTACTTCTTCAAAATGTTCAATAAATTCTTCTTCTATTTCGACTATTTCTAAAAAGTCGATTTCTTCCAAATCAGGCAATGGATCAAGGAACTCAATATCGTACTCGCTATCAAGATGTATAAATAATGTGTCATCTTCTAAGTTTACATCTATGAACGAATCAAAGTCAATATCATCAGTGATAAAAATATCACCGTCATTATAATCAAAAGAACCCCTATCCCCAACAACTCCAAGAACAATCGTAGAGGTGTCTGTAAATTCATCCTCTCCCATATTGTATCCATAAAACATTTCATCTTCGTCATAACCAAATATTATATCCTCATCTACTCCGTATAGAAAGTCATCACTTTCAAAATTATTGGTTAAATCATAGACATCACAAAGCTCTGAGTAAGAAGAATCAACTAAACATTCAGAAGAAAGATTACTAAAAGATTCATCTATAACTTCTGCTGTAGTTAAACTAAAATCATCTGTCTCAACAAAAGTTGTACTATTAGTGTCTTCATATCTCAAATCTC